ACGCTGAACGACATTCGCCGGGAACTCGATTACCTGGAGGAACGTGAACTGATCGCGGTCACCCATCGGGACAGCCCTGTATGGCGAGCCAAGATCAACAATCACGGGATCGACATCGTTGAATATACCGTCGATTGCCGCCCTGGAATCGCCCGTCCCAAGAAATGGTGGTGATATGCCTTCGAGATCGAAGATCACGAAACTTCCGGATGGCGTCAAGAGAGAACTGGATAAACGGCTGATTACCGGAAGTTTCTCAGATTACAGAGCGTTGTCCGAATGGCTTCGGGATCAGGGATTTGAGATTTCCCATGCGGCAATACACCGTTATGGACAAGCCTTTGAAGAGCGCCTGGCGGCGATAAAAATCGCCTCTGAACAGGCGCGTGCCGTATCTGAGGCGGTTGGCGACAACGAAGGCGTCATGAGCGACGCCCTGATCAGTCTGGTTCAGGAAAAAGCCTTCGACGTCCTGGTCAATCTGCAGACCGAAGACCCGGTGGCCTTCGCCAAGATCTTCCCGAAAATGGGGATCATGGTGGCCAAGCTGAGCAAGGCCAGCGTCGATCAGAAAAGGTGGATGGCGCAGGCCAAGAGCAAGGCGAAGGACACTGCTGAAGAGGTCGTCAGGGCCGTCAAGAAGAACGGCATTTCGGAAAAGACCGCCGAGGAGATCCGGAAGAAGATTTTAGGGATCGTCTAAAGGGCGTGAGAAGGGAGAAAGATCATGATCACACCTACCGTTGGAAGAGTGGTTCTGTTCTATCGCCACGGGAAAACTCAAAAGGATGCGGGAGAACAGCCGGAAGCGGCCATCATTGCCCATGTATGGTCGGATACATGCGTCAACCTGGCCTATTTCGATTCGAACGGCGTCGCCCGTAACGTAACAAGTGTGCCCTTATATCATGACGACGGGGAGCGGCCGGTAGGTTTCTTTTGCGAGTGGATGCCCTACCAGAAAGGGCAAGCAGCAAAAACCGAAGAGCTGGAAGGCAAGTTGGCAGGAAAGTAATGAACGTAGCTCAGCCGCAGACCGATTTTGATCAGGCGAGACCCGCCACGGGTATTCTTTTGCCCTATCAGACCCGCTGGGTCGCCGATCAATCTTCGGTTAAATTTATCGAGAAATCGCGCCGTGTCGGTATTTCGTGGGCCGAGGCTGCTGACGATACCCTTTACGCTTCGGAAGTCGGCAGCGGCGAAAAAAGGAACGTCTGGTACATCGGCTATACGAAGGACATGGCCCTCGAATTCATCAACGACTGCGCCAATTGGGCGCGGGCCTACAACCTGGCTGCGTCAACGATGGAGGAATACGAGGAGATCGATGAGAAAGATGTGGGTGGCATCGTCCAGGAGAAGAAAATCCTGGCTTACAAGATCACCCTCGAATCCGGCTGGAGGATCACGGCGCTTTCCAGCCGCCCGACGAACCTGCGTGGCAAGCAGGGCCGTGTGGTCATCGATGAAGCGGCATTTCATGACGACCTGGCCGGTCTGCTCAAGGCGGCGCTGGCCCTTCTCATGTGGGGAGGTCAGGTCCGGGTCATCAGCACGCACTTCGGAGAGACGAACGAATTTAATTCCGTGATCCAGGACATTCGTGCCGGGAAGAAGCCCTACAGCCTCCACAGAGTTGATTTTGACGATGCCCTGAGCGACGGTCTCTACCGGCGGATCTGCGAAGTCCTGGGACGCGATTGGACGGCCGAGGGGGAGGCATCCTGGCGGCAGTCCATTATCGATTCCTATGGAGAGGACGCGGATGAAGAGCTTTTCTGCGTCCCGAGCCAGGGAACGGGGACCTTTTTGACTCGCGCCCTGATCGAGACCTGCCTGTCCGAGGAGATCCCCGTCATCCGGTATGAGCAATCGAAGGCATTCGCGGAGATCGCCGATCATATCCGTTACGCGGAAGTGAAGGACTGGTGCGACGAAAACCTGAAGCCTCTGCTGATGAATCTCGATCCGAAGCGCGCCTCCTATTTCGGAGAAGACTTCGGACGGACCGGCGACTTGACGGTCATCACGCCTCTTTGCGAGCAGCAATCGGCAACTTTCCGGGCTCCATTTATCGTGGAACTCCGAAATATCCCGTTCAAGCAGCAGGAGCAGGTGCTGTGCTACATCGTCGACCGGCTTCCCAGGTTCCGCTATGGCGCGCTCGACGCACGGGGAAACGGTCAATATCTGGCGGAAGTGGCCATGCAGAAATACGGATCGTCCCGGATCGCCCAGGTCATGCTGAGCGAGACCTGGTACCGAGAACACATGCCGAAATACAAATCGGCCTTCGAGGATCGTTCCATCCTGCTCCCAAAGGACGCCGATATTATTGAGGATCACCTGGCTTTTAAGGTTGTTCGCGGAGTGGCGAAACTTCCCGAAGCGAAGATGAAAGGCAAGGATAACAAGCAGCGGCACGGAGATTCCGGTGTTGCCGGCGCGTTGGCCTGGTTTGCGACCACGGAAGGTGAAACCGGTCCCGTTGAATACGAAACTGTCAACAAACGGCGCTTCGCTGCGCAGCAGGGAGCCTGGTGATGGCCATTCTATACGATCAATTTGGCAAAGAAATTCAGGTCATGAAACAACCGGAGACCCGTGAGATCGCCGTGACGACGATCCGGGACCGCTGGTCATCCTATCCGAGCCAGGGGCTTACGCCCCAGAGGCTGGCCGATATTTTCAAGGAGGCCGATGGCGGCGACGTTTACCGGCAGGCCGAACTGTTCGAGGAGATGGAGGAGAAAGACACCCATCTCTTTTCTGAGCTTCAGACGCGAAAAAACGCGGTCCTGGGCCTTGATTACGATCTGACGGCATGGTCGGAATCTGCCGAGGACAAGAAAATTCGGGATTTTGTCTCCGATTGCGTTTTTAACCTCGACAGTTTTGACGATGCCCTGCTGGACCTCCTCGATGCCATCGGCAAGGGCTATTCGCTCTGCGAGATTCTCTGGACGATTGATGGCGGCAAGGCTGTCATTGGCGGCCTGCCGTGGATTCACCCCAAAAAGGCTGTTTTCTATGAGCGGGGCGGCGACATGTGGGCCAAGAGCTTTGAGGTCCCCCGCATTGTAACTGAAGGGGCGCCCGTTTACGGGGAGGTCATGCCTCCCTTCAAGTTGGTTTACCATCGGTACAAGGCCAGATCGGGCTATGACACCCGCGCGGGCGTCTTGCGGGTTTGCGCCTGGATGTACCTGTTCAAAAACTACTCGCTGAAAGATTGGGTGGCCTTCTCCGAGGTTTTCGGCATGCCCCTTCGCCTTGGAAAATACGACCCTGGCGCAAGCAAGGAAGACAAGGACGCCCTGGTGTCGGCAATCCAGTCATTGGGCTCCGATGCCGCCGGGATCATCTCCAAGAGCACCGAGATTGAGTTTATCCAGGCCATGAAGAACGCCGGGACTGAGAACATCTATGAGGCCCTGTCCAATTTCTGCGACCGGCAGATGTCGAAGGCCATCCTCGGCCAGACGGCAACAACGGAAGGAACACCCGGCAAGTTGGGCAACGAAGACGCCCAGGATCGGGTTCGCAGGGATCTGACGAAGGCCGATTGTCAAGCCATTGAAACAACAGTGCGTTATCAGATTATTCGCCCCCTGGTGGGCTACAACTTCGGCTGGGACAAGCCCCTGCCCTGGTTCAAGATCATGTTCGAAACTGCGGAGGATCTGGAAAAACTGAGTATGGTTTATAAAAACCTCCGCGAAATGGGGCAGCCCATGTCCGCCGAACACGTTTCCGACCGGTTCAAGATTCCCCTGCCGAAGTCCGGGGAGACGCCTCTCGGCGATGTCAGACCTGAACCACCCGGCAAAAAGGCCCCGTTGGCGGCCAAATTTCGCCCTGAGGAGCGTTTTCTTGGTGGACACGACCTTGTCATCGCCTCGGGTCGCAATCTCGCTTTTACGCCCGATCAGGAGGCCCTGGAGGGGCTTGTCGATGCCGTTCTGGATCAGGCAGACTCCTCCCTGGCCGGAAACGAGCAGGCGATCCTCGCCGCCGTGCTTTCTTCAGGCAGCTACGAGGAAGCCATGCAGAAGGTGCTCGAACTCTATCCGGCTATGAACATGGATGAATTGGCGCTGCTTCTGGAAAATGCCGTTCTGAACGCGGGGGCGTTCGGCCGCTACATGGCTGACGGGGAGGGAAAATGATCGACCTGAAGCCTCTGCCGATGGCCGAAGCGCAGCAGTTCTGGCGGGACAAACTGCCGATGTCTCCGGGGCAGTTCGCACGGCTTTCCGACGAGGCCAAGACCCGAGCCTTCGCCGTCTCCGGAATCTCTAAAGGCGATGAATTGACAACGGTCTTTCAGGCCATGCAGAAGGCCGTCGACCGGGGCACGACCCTGGAGGATTTCAAGCGCGATTGCGCGGCGATCTTTGAAAAACGGGGATGGGTAGGCAAACGGGCCTGGAGGATCGACAACATTTTCCGGACGAACATCCAGACGGCCTACAGCGTGGGCCGCTACCGGCAGATGATGGAGGTCGCGGACGTGCGGCCCTACTGGCAGTACAGCGCCGTCAACGACTCCCGGACCCGCCCGACCCACCGGGCGCTGCACGGCAAGGTCTTCCCGTTCGATCACCCCTTCTGGCGGACATGGTATCCGCCCAACGGCTTCCGGTGCCGGTGCGGCGTCGTGACGCTCTCGGAAAGCGAGATGAAACGGGACAAACTGACGGCGGAAACGGCCGACCCCACGGGAAAACTGATCGAGCCCATTGACCCTAAGACGGGCTATA